CGTGCGTAAGGCCCGAGGCACACAGGCAACCGGCATCTGGTTGAATGAAATCAAGGAGCTGAGTAAGCCTGTTGTCGATATTCTTGATCTGCGTCATGGACGCTTCCCGCTGGAATATGATCCGAAGTGGTCCGGGATGATTGGGGACTATAACGCGCCCGACGTGGATCACTGGCTTTACGAGCTGGCGGAGGTTGAAAAACCCGATGGCTGGGCTTTCTTTCATCAGCCTGGCGGAGTTATTGAGGTTGGCGTGGACCCCAACACAAAGCGGCCGCTTTTCGAGGTAAACCCAAACGCTGAAAACCTCAAGAACCTTCGGCCCGGGTACTACGAGCGCGGCATGCGCGCCAAGAGTGATGCCTGGATAAAGGTAAATCTTGCCAATCAGTACGGTTTTGTGACAGAGGGCAAGCCGGTCTACCCGGAATACGTGGATTCCGTGCATTGCCGCCCCGTCGACCCGATCTATGGGCTACCGATTCGCCGCTCATGGGACTACGGCCTGACGCCGGCCTGTACGTTTTCCCAGCTGTCGCCCTCTGGCCAGCTCCGTTTTTTCTACGAGATGTGCACAACGCGCTCAGGCATTGAGCGGTTTACCGACCAGGTGCTGATGCACTGCGCTCAGGAGTACCGGGGCTTTGAGTTCACGGACCTGGGCGACCCGGCCGGCGATGCGGGCAAGAAATCATCCTTCGATGGTGGCACCTTCGCTGACGAGCGTAGTTGCTTCGATATCCAGCTTGCCAAGGGCGTGGACATTGTTGGCGGCAATCAGAACCCGCACACTCGGCAGGAGTCCGTACGCTATGGGCTTAACACCATGATCGATGGTCAGCCTGGACTGGTTATTGATCCGGCGTGCAAAATGCTAAGAAAGGGCTTCCAAGGCGGCTATTGTTTGCGTAAGCTCCAGGTAAGCGGCGAACGCTATGCGCTAAAGCCGGATAAAAATGAATATTCACACCCCCACGACTGCGCGCAATACGACGCGGCCGATGTCTTTGGCGATATCATCACTGGCGCCGATGGTCTGGATGGCGCCCAGCAGATCGCGCCTGAGGTTGTACCGGTCCCTGGCAGGCGCGCACATAGGCTGCGGGGTAAACAATCGCCCGCTGTTGCGGTTGATGACTTTGACGTTTACGAGGTGTAAATCATGGGCTTTGGTATCAGTTTCAAAAATCCGTTCAAGAGCATCAAAAAGGCATTCAACAGCTTCACTGACAGCATCGGTGACGGCGTCAACTTCTTTGTCGGCGGCTCCAAGGATATTGCGCGTAGCGCATCGCGTGGGTTTGCTCCAAAGATCCCGAAACTTAAGGTGCCACCCCCTCCTGACTTGTCGGCACCTACCGACGTCACAGATACCGGGCTGACGCCGAGGCGGCGACCACTGCCGTTCGGTGGCGCGGTCGCCACCAGCCCACTGGGCCTTGTGGATGACCCGGACAAGAAAGAAAAACGTAAGGTACTGCTCGGAGGCTGATATGGACGCTGAACAGATTGTTAAGGTCACCTCTGCCCTTGAGGGTGAGAAGGCCAATATCTCCAACGTTTTCCAGGACATCAAGCGCTACTTTCTGCCGAATCGCGGCAACATCACCAGCATGCAGTCACCGGGCACCCAGTCAGACACTCAGACCCGCTTTGATTCGACGGGTATGGAGGCGAACCGCCTGTTGATGTCGAGCATTCAAAGCGCAATGGTGCCAGCGACTTCGGAATGGTTCGGCCTCGGCTTTCGTGAGGAAGATATTGCCAACGACAAGTCGGTGATCGATTGGCTTGAAGACTGCGCGCAGCGCATGCACAAGGCCTATAACGCCAGCAACTTCGGGATCAAGTACGGCGAGGGGTTCCTGGACCTTGGCGGGTTCGGGACTACGGCCATACTCCAAGAAGAACTGCCCCGGGATCGAGTCGGCAGTTTCGCCGGGGTCAGGTTTGATACGTTCGCCGCCGCCGAATATGTCTTTACCACATCGCCGCTCGGTCAGGCAGACGGCCTGTACCGCCGGTTCAGCTTCACCGCCCAGCAGATCAAGGATAAGTTTGAAGACCTGCCGGGCTTTCGCGGGTTCGGTTCTTCGATTGATGGCGCCCTTAAGGCCACCGACAAGTCGAAAAAACAGGAAAAGTTCGAGATTGTTCACGCCATCTTCCCGCGCCAGCACTTCAACCAGAAGTTCGGTGGCGCGATAAATCTTCCTGTCGCCAGTGTTTACGTGGCAGTGAAGGATAAGCATATCCTCAAGGATGGCGGTTATCATGAGTTCCCGGCAGTGATTCCCCGCTGGGAGCTTACAGCAGAAGACAACGGCTGGGGCCGCTCTCCAGCGTGGATCGCACTCCCCGAGGTAAAAACGCTTAACCAGTGGGAAAAACTGGAGCTTAAGGCGATGGTGAAGGAAATCAGCCCCCCGTTGCTGGTGCCGAACAAATCGGTAGTGGGCGGCATGCGGACTACGCCGAATGCTATTAACTATTACGATGCGCGCCGCACAGGCGGACAAAAGCCCGAGTACCTGAACGCTGGCGTGAACTGGGCCATCGAGGACGCGAAGAAACGAGCAAAACAGGAACAGGTGCGGCGAATCTTCTTTGTCGATCAGCTGCAATTTTCACCAGACGCGCCTCAAATGACAGCCACCGAAGTGCTGGAGCGCACCGTACAGGCACGCCGCGCGATGGGGCCTAACTTCTTTCGCCTGTCGTTTGAAATGCTGGACGCGACGGTATCGCGCACGTTCAACATCATGCTACGCGCCGGAGCCTTCCTACCGCCGCCGGCTATCCTGCAGGATCGGCAGCGCCGAGGACTGGATTTAACGCTCGATGTGACCTATGTGTCTCCGCTTGCCAGAGCGCAACGCCAGGAAGATGTCAGCGCCACGCTACAGGCATATCAGTCGGGCGCGCAGATCGCGGAAGCCAAGCAAGACCCCTCTGTTCTGGACAACTTCGACGACGACGCCGCGATTGATGTTATCTCCAAGCAGCTCGGCGTACCGGCCAAGATCATGCGCGGGAAGGAAGAGGTGGCGGGAATTCGTGAGGCGCGTAATCAGCAGGCCCGGCAACAGCAGGAGCTTGAGCAGGCGGCTGCCGCTACGCAGGTAGCTGAAGCGGCAGCCGGCGCGCAGGCCAAGGGCGGGGTTGTTGCGGCCTGATGGATAAAGTTACTCAGGATTTATTCCTTGCGTACCTGGATGTTGCCGAAAGCGGCTCGGGCAAGCTGGTCATGGAAGATATGCGCACATCCTTTATTGAGCTGGGCAGCGAGGCCCTTCTCGAAGAGCTTGAGCAGTTCCCGCACCCCTACCGTGCCTATGTCGAAAAAGGTATGGCGATGGTGGTGCACAAGATGGAGGCAACCGTAAAGACCGCAGAACACTATCAGTTACATGGATTCCCTGACGACGACAGAGAGGTAAATGACGATGAAGACAACCTGGTTGGTTAACCTTATCCTGCAGCCGTGGCTGCTGTTTATGTTCTTTGCCGATGATGACGGTGGGGGTGGTGGAGGCGGTGACGATGGAGGGGCTGGCGACGACTGGCTTGGCGGCCTGAGTGAAGAGCTGCGCAGCGACGGCTCAATGAAGCCGTATCTAGAGAGCAAGGACCTCGGCGCACTGGTCACTGATTACATCGGAACCAAACGCATGATGGGCTCGCGTATTCCCATTCCGGGGCAGGATGCTGGCGACGACGCGATGAAAGAATTCCGCGAGAAACTGATTAACGTGCCGGGCGTTGCCATGATCCCGGATGCTGAAGACGCGGACGGCATGGCGGGACTATGGAACAAGCTGGGCCGACCGGAGACAGCCGAGGAATACGGAATCGGCAAACCCGAAAACTTACCGGATGGCGTTGACTGGTCGGACGATCAGGTCGGCGGCTTTCTCAAGCTCGGCCATGAGATTGGCCTTACGAAAACGCAGGCACAGCGCCTTATGGACTATCAGGTACAGGAGGCAACAGCCGCCAGCGAGGCAGAAGCCGAGCGGACAACGCAAGGCAAGGCCGCATTGCAATCTGAATGGGGGGCGGCGCTGAATCAGAACATGGGTATTGCGCGCGCCTTCCTGGCCGAAACCATGCCGCCCGACGAGGCTGCGTTTTACGGCGGGCTGCTGGAGGCCAATCCGGCGCTGGCAAAGGCATTGCACAAGGCCGGCACGACTGCGCTTGAGGACACGGTCATTCGTAACCTTGAGGGCGGTGGGCCGATCAAGACCCCCGGCGAGATTCAGGCGGAAATCGCACAGATTACTTCCAACCCTGAATATATAAACCGAAATTCACCGAACCGGCAGGGGCTGGTGGACAAGGTCGGAAAGCTTTATCAACAGCTTGAAGGCTTGAAGAAAGCGGGCTAACCAGGAGACAGCACCATGACAGGCAAAAATCAGGACGATACAGAGGTCGACGCCACCAGCACCGAGGGAGGCCAAAAAAGTGATAATCAGTCACCGGACAGCCAAAACAACGAAGTCGATGCGCCGGAGCAACCAGCCACTACTGAAGCTGATGCGGCTGAGGAAGATCAAGCGGCGGCGCCAGAAAGCAATGCGCCGGAAGCGGCTGCTGAACAAGTTGCCGAAGACTTACAGGTACCAGCCAGTCCAAAACGCTTTGTAGCCGACACCTGCCGTAGCCGATCACAGCAGTAACAGAACATCCTCCCCCAGGGATTTGCCCCGGCCACGTCCGGGGCTTTTTTAATTTTACGCATATGTATTGACAGAACGGTTTTAGCCGCTACTATGCAAGGTAAGCCGGGGTTGCGCGATTGTGGAATGCGTCCGGCGTTTCTCCACCGTCTAGTTCAGCGTACTGAACAGGCGGGTCCGGTCTTGAAACCGGGTTGCCCGACCGACAAGCGTTAGTTTATTGACACTTATCGGAGGCATTATGTCTACTCAAATCCCTACCTGGATGGTTGAACAGTACAAGAACAACGTTCACGTACTGGCACAGCAGAAAGGCTCAAGACTCGCAAGCACCGTTCGCATCGATGGCGATATCATCGGCGAGCGGGTTCATTACGACCGCATCGGCGCAGTAGACGCGCAGAAAGTCACCGGTCGACATCAGGATACTCCGCTGATGAATACGCCGCACAGCCGGCGTTCTGCCGTCATGTACGACTATGACTGGGCGGACCTTGTCGACAAGCCCGACAAGCTCAAGACAATCAACGACCCGACCAACTTCTACGCCATGCAAGCAGTATGGGCATTGGGTCGTGCGAAGGATGACGAGATTATCGAAGCCATGTTTGGTTCCGCCCTGTCCGGCAAGGAAGGCACGACCTCTATCGCCTTGCCCGCCGCACAGAAGGTTGCCGTTGACGACCACACCTATGACGCGGGTTCCGGCAACGTTGGCTTGACGGTTTCCAAACTGATTCTGGCCAAGGAGATTCTGCTTAGCTCAGACATTGATCCGGATATGGAAATGTTCTGCGCCTGCACGCGCAAGCAAATCTCCGACCTCCTGGCCACTACCGAAGTCACCAGCTCCGACTACAACAGCGTTAAGGCGCTGGTCGAGGGCAAAGTCGATACCTTTATGGGCTTCAAGTTCAAGACCACTGAAAAAATGACGCTGGACGCTAGCGGTCATCGTCAGGTTGGCTGCTACAGCGAAGTTGCTGTCGGACTGGGTTTGCCACAGGACGTGATGGTTGACATCGGCCCGCGTCGTGACAAGCGCAACGCCACGCAGGTCTATGCCAGCGAGTCCGCCGGCGCTGTTCGCATCGAAGACGAGCAGCTCGTCGAAATCGCCTGCGCCATCTAACGCCGGATCATATAGGAGCACTCTGATATGGCAGTAACTACCGAAACCTCCACGCAGCGGTCGAATCCAATTGCTAGCCCGCCCGTGATGAACCCGGCCTATGAAGATCATGGCCGCCTGCGCGTTAAAGCGTTCACCTTCACCCAGGGCGCTGCCGCTGGTGATGCTACCAGCACCCAGGGGCTCGTGAAGCTGCCGCCCGGCAAGGGCCGTGTCTACCTCGGGCTGAGCTTGCTGGAAAACTCGGCGTTCGGGGCTTCTCGTACTCTCGATGTCGGTTATGCCGCACATACCCAGACGGATGGTACGGCGGTCGCTGCTGATCCCAACGCGTTTGACAACGCCATTGATGTATCGTCGCTTGCCTCGGCCGCACTCGGCTCCGATGTCGCGGCGGCTTCCGGCAAGATGTGGGAATTCGACTCGAAGGCCGGAATCGATATTGGGGCGGTTGTGGCGGGCGGAACAATTCCTGCCGGAGCAACCCTGACCGGTTACATCGTTTATTCGCAGGACTAAGCACGAAAGTCGTGGGACTTTAACGGGGTCGGGCTGAAATGCTTTGGCCCCGTTTTTTCTTTGAGGTGTTGCCGTGGGTGGAACAAGGGACGCATTAAACAGGCATGTCCGGGAGGCTGGCTTTAAGCGACCTGGGCTTGATGGCCACGCTGACGAGCATCTCGAGCTAGGGTTGACTGCGGATGTCGCCCAGGTATCCACTTTGCAGACGTCCCTTATTGATGCGCTACAGCGCATTACCGCACTTGAAAGTAATACCGGCACGGTTGTTGAAAACCTGCCCGGACAGATTCAATGGGCAGCGACTACGCCACAGGTTAACGAGGGCGCCGCTGCTGTTGATAATTATGTCGACGTGTCAGTATTCCGATCAGCCGGAACCTTTGGCGTTGTCGATGCGATACTCGCAATAACGACAACGGCGACACTAACCACCGAATACACCTTGCAGATCGGCGTCGATGTGTCGTCATTGGTGCCGTTTACCAGCGGAAACCGCGTCACGTTTCTCGATGGCCAGGTATCGAAAATTATCCGGGTAACGTGTATCGGGGACTCGATTGCTGCCGATGTTGATATCACCATGACCCTGTCGGGGCACAGAGCGAACGGTTCTGTGCTGGCAAGCGTTGAGGGTATCAATACTGTCTCCGTAGTTTCTCTGCTGGAAAACAACGGCGGGACACCGATTCTTGTTACTGGCGCCAGTTTTACGGTGGCAAATTCAACAAACACGCTGACTGCCGCTATTACGCTTGCTGCAACTAACGCCGCATCTCAGATCATAACGACTGACGCGACGGTTACAGCTTCCGATCCGCGCTGGTCTGCCTATGACGCAACGATACCGAGCGTCCAGCAGCCGGCCTATGATGCGCTGACAACGTGGTACGCGCACTTCAAGTCGTCTACTGGCGATATCGTAAGCGTTAGCGCGGCCGCTACAGCTTCTGATACAGCGCCGCCGAGCCTGCCAACGGGGCTTGCCCAGTCAGGTGCCACATCCTCTTCTATTACCGCAGTTTGTAACGTGTCGACCGACAACGAGGGTTCGGCCATCACTTATCGGTTCTACAAGGATGCGGTCCTTGATGGCACATCAGCTACGCCAGCCTATACGTTTACCGGGATAACTGCGGCGGCCACGCATTCCATTACTGCTGACGTTGTTGATGCGTTTGGCAATGCGTCCGCACAAACGGCCGGTGTAAATATGACGGCCTCGGCCGCCTCAGCGGTAATCTTTACCGGAGACTATACGGCCAACGCAGGCGTCGGACCGTATAACCTCGATTCCATGACGCAGGTGTCGACAAATGACTCAAGTTATCATACCGAGGCGCTGGTCGCCGACTCGAACGCCCTATCGATGGGCAGTACGCATAAGTCGACATTCCTTGATTATTGCCTCGATAGCTATTTTGGGTTTGATGTGTCGATTCCGTGGTCTGCCGCCGCGATCTACTGGAAGTGCGCCATGCGCTACGGGGATGACGGAAACGCTTATACCTGGTCGAACCCGGAAACCCCGACGAATGGCGCGTGTGGCGATCTGACAAACCGGCCCCATGAGCTTAAGTTTCCCGACATCGGCGGCGGCCAGGGCTTTGTCGGCAACGCGCGAATCATCGGCAAGGTACGCCAGTCCGGCCTTGGCGATACCGGGCGCTACCGGGTGTACACAAACGACGGGACAGATCACAACCTTGACGATTCAACGTTCGGGATGGGCGCCAGCGGGATTCTGGAGTCGAATGTTCCCTATGTTATCCAGTTTGCCTGTATCGACAATCTTGATGGGACGCAGACTGTTAAAATATGGCGGCATCTGTATGGTGGCGCGCCTTCGGAAGAGGCAACACCTGATTACGAAAGGACCGGATCGAATTACTTTGATTCAACCCTATGGTCTGCTCCGCCTTCTGGCGGCCCTGGTCTTTATTTCGGACACGGATACAGGAATCATAACTCTGTTGCCTCGCCCGTACAGTCGCTCTACATCGGTGCTGATGGCGTAGGGCCGCAATTCAGCGACAGCTTTATACTATGAACCGTGAGGATTTGGCATGAGTACATCAGAAGATAAATTTAATTGGTTTACCAAGGTTAGCGTGTGGCTTGAGAGCGCGCTTACTGGCTTGCCAGAAAGATTGAAAAGCGCTGCCGGGGCTGCGTACACCGCCCCACAAAACACAGGCTCATGGAGTTGGCCTGATTACGATTATACATGGGATGCATTGGTTGGCGCGGCTGCTGGCGTTTTACATACAACCTCAGATATATCAGGTACGAAAGGATTTTCATTGGATATTTCGGCACTTACTGCTACTAGCGTGGACATTTATACATCCCTTGATGGATCGACCTTTACTGGTCCGGTAATGATGCATGATGCGTCAACGGCTGCGCCTTTCGCTACAGCAGCAATCACTGCGGTAGGCCAGTATTATCTGAAGTCTGAACGGCCCATCAGAAACATACGCATCGATCAGGTTGGCGCGGGCGGTGCAACTATGACCTTTGCACACGGGAATGGCTAATGAAGATAAGGCACGGTTGGGTACCTTACGAGGCCGATGACGAAGACGTTGTTTTCAGATCGCCGCTAACCTCTCTCGCTTCCCTGACAGATCAGGTTACGGCCGGCAATCTGGCGTCTGCTGCTGTCTATCCGGTTTCAGGGAATACCAATACGTATGACTCTGTCAAGGGCTTCAAGGCGGGAGCGTCAGGGGGTTTGACCTTTGCGCTTTCAGCCGCCAATGCCGCACTGGTAGATCGAGGCTTTCAGATTTCACTTGAAGTCGAGCGGAAGCTGCTTGTTGCCAGTCCGCTGGATTCATCGCGCCATACCTCTGATGGCGATGTCATTGCCGGGGAACAGCGAATTCTCGAAGCCTTTTCCGGGGCTATTCCGACGGGGCAAATCCAACTGCTTAAGGTCTCTCTGAGTACCAATGACAAATACGCCACTGCCTATCTAGGAACGGGTAATGGACTGGCTAACATATTTTGGGATTTCATCGATGGCCCTGCATCGTCAACGCATTACCTGCACAGTGTCGGAAAGGGTGATTTTGTTACGGTTAACATTGGTTCTCACGGTAGGCACGTATATTACGCCTTTGATGGCTGCATATATGGTTATGCAGAACGTCTTGGCGTAGCGAACTTCCTGAACTGGGTGCTTGGTAATGACCGTGGAGCGTCAAAGTTCGTTGAGAATCATTACGTCCGGAATATCCAGCTGGTAGCGCGCCCGCCGATATTCTCCTGCCCACCCCTGTTCTCACACTGTTATGTGGTGAGTGATTCTATCTTTGACAGCCTCAGTAACTACAGTCAGGATGCTGCTGACGCAATCCCGAGGGTCGGCGCAACTCGCCCCCTGCATCAGAGAGGACTTCGCTGGGGTAAGTTCACGATCAGTGAAAATGGTGGTGCGACAATCACGGCGGGTGCAGATGATCTTGATGCTGACCTTGATACGGCCATCGCTGCAAGGCCCAGTGTGTTGTATTTCCGTGGTGGTCATAATGATATTTCTCAAGGGTTGAGTTTGGCCACTACGTATTCAACCCTCCAAGATTACATCGAGCGCGCGCTGGGCCAGAACGGAAACCCACACACAACCATACAGAGGTTTGTCATGGGGAACATGACGAGCTGGATGGGGGCGAGTGTAACCAATACGGCACAGAACCTGTCTGATGTTATCGACTGGAACATCTTACTGGATGGTCTTGTGGCATGGTGGGATATCACCTATCCCGCTGCTGCCGGGCAGGTTGTTCTGGCGGATAACTTTAACGACCTTGGTGGTGAGAACCCTGAACCATTAACGTATATTGGCCAGGTCTCCGGTTCGTTTACAGACTTCCACATGCATGCCTACGGTGGTCTCACGCTGGGCGATTCGTATACAAAGGCGCTACTGAATTCGGTAAGTGCAATTTAAGAGATATCGCGAGAAAATCTATGGCTTCTGAGACTTCAATTTGCAATCTGGCCTTGATTAGCATTGGCGAAGAAAGGATCAACAGTATCGATGATACAAACAGGCGCGCCGTTATCTGCAAGGAGTTCTATGCGGCAACGCGCGACGCGATGATTCGAGCGTTCCCGTGGGATTTCGCGAAGGCTCGCGCCGAGCTTGCGGCAGAAACCACTGCGCCGGAGTTTGGGTATTCCTACCAATACCCGCTACCATCCGACTGCCTTAAGGTGCTCTCTGTTAATGGTGAAACAATCGGCTGGGAGGTTGAGGGCGGCAAGCTGCTGACTGATGAATCCGCAATCAAGATAAAGTTCTTGCAGCAAATCACCGACCCAAACGCGTTCGATGCAAGTTTTGTCAATGGCCTTGCGAAACGCCTTGCACGGGATATCGCCTACGGTATAACAAAAAACAAAGGGGTCAAGGAGCGCGCCGAAAAGGACTATGAAGAGGCTGAAAGCGAAGGCTTTTTGACGGGATCACAGGAAAGCTCACTGGACGATGCCAATGAGTCCGACGCGCTTATCTGGATCAGGTAATGCCGAGGTCAAGGCCGATACAAAATAGCTTCACGACCGGAGAAATATCCCCCCGGCTTCGCGGTCGCTCTGATGTTACAAAGTATTTCAGCGGTGTCGAAGAGCTACAGAACTTCATTGTTTACCCGCACGGCGGAGCGAACCGGCGCCCCGGCACGCACCATGCCGCAAACTCAAAAAGCGACGAAAGGGTTCGGTTAATACCTTTTGAATTCAACACAGAACAAACCTATATTCTTGAGTTCGGAAATCTGTATATCCGGTTTTACCGGAATAGCGCCCCAATCTACGAAGCTGATGTCACCATTACCGGCATTAGCCAGGCCGCCTCTGCGCGCGTAACGGCGGTCGGGCATGGGTATGTGACGGGTGGCGAGGTTTTAATTACCTCCGTGGCCGGTATGACGGAGATAAACGGCCTGCGCTCTATCATTACCGTGATCGACCCTAACACCTTCGATCTCGACAGCGTGGATTCGACAGCATTTACCGCCTACGCTTCCGGTGGTGTTGCCAACCGCGTATACGAAATTGTTAGCCCATACACAACCGCAGACCTGGAAGATATCCAGTATGCGCAGTCCGCAGATACTATGTGGATTGTGCACAAGGGATTTAAGCCTCGCACGCTAACGCGCACCGGGCATACTGCGTGGACGCTGGCAAACTATGCGCCTACTGCCGATCCGTTTACCTCCGCCCCCCTGTACCCGGCCGCCGTTACCATGTTCCAGCAGCGGATTATATTTGGCGGTACCACCAGCACGCCCAGTACGTTTTATGCAAGTGTTGCCGGAGACCTGTCAGATATGACGGTGGGAACTGCCGACGGCGATGGATACACATACAGCATTGTTTCAGGTACTGGTCGTGTGCCGGTTATTCGCTGGCTGGCCTCGTCAGATGTGTTGCTTATCGGAACCGCCGGGTCTGAGTTTGTAGCGACTGGCGGCAATAGTAGCGCCATCACGCCGACAAACATCGATGTCAGTGAGCGGGCAACGAACGGTTCAAAAGCCATTCAGCCGGTCGTTGTGGACAGTAACGCGCTGTTTGTTCAGCGCGCCGGGCGAAAGCTCCGGGATCTTGGAACTTTCCTTACGCAGGACTCAAGCGGAAATGTCCGGTCACCCTCATCAGACCTTAGTATTATTTCGGAGCACATAACAGTAAGCGGGATTCAGGGCATGGCGTTCCAGGCGGTTCCTGATGGAATCCTGTGGATGTATCGGGCGGACGGGTTGGCGATAGCCTTTACTTACAATCGGGAACAGGAGGTTTTTGCGTGGCAGCGTCATCCGCTTGGCGGGAGTCGGGTTGCTGTTGAGAGTGTGGCCGCGATACCAAGCGCGTCCGGCGAGCAGCTTTGGCTGTCAGTTCGGCGTGTCGTTAACGGACAAACCGTAAGGCACGTCGACTATATGGACGAGGAAGCATGGCGAGAGCTTTCTATGCAGACCGATGATGACATACGTGACGCCATGCGCGATTGCTTTTATGTTGACTCCGGTCTGTCGTATGAAAACCCTGTCGTTATTTCCGGAATTACTCGGGCTGCGCCTGGTGTTGTCACTACGGCATCGGCGCACAGCCTGGCCACGGCCGACGTGATAGAGATTCGCGACGTGCTCGGAATGACGGAAGTTAATCACAAAAAATATTCGGTTGCAGTGCTATCGCCGACTACGTTCGAGCTGAAAGATGAAAATGACAACACGGTAGAGATTGATACCAGCGCTTTCGGCGTCTATGAATCCGATGGCATTTTGCAGGTCGCGGTTTCAAGCCTGTCCGGACTGCATCACCTGGAAGGGGAGCAGGTTGACGTTCTGGCCGATGGCGCAGTACATCCTGCGCAGACGGTAACCAATGGCGCTATTGCACTACAAAATGCAGCAACCAGAATTCACGCTGGACTGAATTACGCCTCCAGATTAAAGACCATGCCGGTCGGAAGCGCTGGCGACGCCGTTGGTTCGACCCTGGGCCGATTGATGGGGTGGTCTGACGTTATTGTTAGCCTGTACCTCTCAGGCTCTGGTGCGATTCAGGGTGAACAGCTTGAATATCGTTCCGGTGGCGATCCGATGGACGCTCCGCCGGCGCTGATTACGGAAACCGTTAACGTTAACGATTTGGGTTATGATAAATCCGGGCAGGTCGAAATCACCCAGGAGGTGCCACTCCCGTTCACGGTGCTGGCAATTTCCGGGGCTTTGCAGGTCAATGAGTAACAGGGCGGTCTGATGTCATTTACATCGGCATTAACAATCTTATCTGCGGTCAGCTCGTTTTCAGCGAGTAATCGGCAGGCTGATGCAATCAGTCAGCAAGGCGAGGTTAATGCGCGCATTTCCGAGCTGGACGTGCGTCAGGCCGAGATATCGACGCAAGACCAGCTACGCATCCGGCAGGACCGTTTGACCAAAGACCTGGGGGCCGCCCGCGCGAGCTTTTCGGCTAGTGGCGTTGATATTGGTTCAGGATCGCCGCTTGATGCGCAGCTGGAGATTCTGGCGCGCGGCCAGGAGGATCTGGACGCGATCCGGTCAAATGGCGCGCTTGCGGTCTATCGGGCGCAGCTGGGCGGCGGGTTCGATCAGTTGGCGGCACAAAACCAGGAGGCGGCTGCGCGGACTCGCGGTAACCTGACGTTATTCCAGACCGGCCTGTCGTTGGCGCGGGAATTCCGGCCGGCTACCGTGACCATTGAGGACAGTGAATAATGGCGAAGATCACGATTCCGGAACGCCAGGTTGTCCGCGCTGAAACCACGGGCGCGCCGAAGCTGAGTCCGGCCGTTGCCGGCATTGCGGAAGGCGCGAATGCTGATGCCAGTCGCCAGCTTACCGGTCAGCTGCTGAGTTTTACTAATGAGTTGCATGGCGCTGAAATCCAGGCCGATGCCGCCCACCGTGTAGCGAGGGCGACCACTGAATTCAATGCCTTCTACGCCGAGCGCAGCGGCCGTCCGGACGGTTTCGACACCCTGCAGAAGGATACCAGCGACCAGCTTGGCGAGATTCGCAACCAGGCGTTTGACGGTGTCACGGACGGCCGGACACAGGAGCTTTTAACCAGTCGTTTCGGCGCGCTGGAGGTGCAGGCCAAAGGCCGGGCGGCGTCGGATGAGCGTCGTCAGCGCGTCGCTTTTGCCAACCAGCAGACCAGAAATACGCTTGAGCTGAACGCCATCAGCGCCGCTAACTTTGATAGCTCGAGGGAAGGCGCTGATCTGGTGGCCGACTCTGTCGCGCTGCTGGATGGGCAGGTAGCGTCCGGGCTGCTCTCGCGCCCGGTTGCAGACGCGCTGAAGACAGACTTTTTGTCCCAGGTGCAGGTTGGCCGCTTCCAGAAGCTGATTAACGACGATCCTGAGCAGGCGCTGAAAATCCTGAGCGGAAAGGAGGCCATTGACGACCTGGATCCGGGTAAGCGTAATGCCCTGAAGCGTGCTGCGCAGGCTCAGGTCAATGCGCTGGCATCGGCGCGGAAAAAAGTAGTCGATAACGCGGTCAAGGATGCACTGTTTTCGCTCGAGAACGGGTTTCTGCCGGCCAACTTTGAAGCAGTTCAGAGGGCGGCCGAGGGCGTGCCTGGCGCCGAGAGTAAACTAAATCTTGGTCTTAAGCAGTATCAGGTGGTGGCCGACGTGTCAGCGCTCACGCCGCAAGACCAGCAGCAATGGGTGAACCGGACGCGGGCGCGCAAGAACCTGACCAAGCCGGAAGTTCAGGTGCTGAAGTCTGTTGAAAGCAACCTGGCGGCTCAGCGCAGCACGTTTAACCGCAACCCGCTACAGCTCGGTATCGATAAGGGGCTGATTCCAAGCCAGCTGCCGCTGGATTTCGCAAACGCCGATGGCCTGCCTGTCCAGCTCGCAGAGCGGCGGGCGGCGGCTGCCGTGGTTTCCGATCATGTGGGGCAGCCGGCTTCGCCGCTGTTTGCTGAAGAGCTGGACGAGGTCAAGCGAATGCTTGATGTCGGCGATGTGGATGCGCAAGCGGATCTGCTGGGCGCCATTGTCGCCGGTCTTGACAGTGACGCGCGCGGCTTTTTTCATCAGCTCGACAGCAAGGGCTCGGATACTTATGCCATGATGGGTTCGCTTTTATTGCGTGGAGAAAAGGCGGCGGCTCTACAGCTTGGTATCGGGCGCAAGGTGCTGGCCAAGGATGCGGCGGCCGGGCCGAAAACAGCAGATTTCAGGCTCGAAGGGCTTGCGGTCCTTGATGATTCATACGAACAGCTGCCGCGTACGCAATCCACCATTCTGAAGAATGCGCGCGTGCTATATGTGGGCATGGGCGGCGATTCCGAGTCTGTTGATACCTCTCTGATGGAGCGCGCTATCAACACGTTGACCGGCGGGCTTATCGACTACAAGCCGCAGTCGGTAAAACAAAACACCGTCATCCCGGAAGGTCAGCCCGGGCGGATTTTCTTCACTAGCGATATATTCGGTGCGCAGCGGCTTCCCGCCCCCGCCCCTGGCGTGACGGCCGACGAATTCACAGACTGGGTTCGCAATATTGAGCCCAGCGATATCAAGCGCTTCGGCGGTGTGGCGGGATATGAAGACGCGCCGGATCAGGTACTGCGCTGGATCTGGCGGCAGGATGGCGAGTCGCGGCTTGTCGGGGTTGGGCAAGGGCTGTATGCGGTTGAGATTGAGAGCCTGAGCGGCTCCCGCGAGTTCCTAAGAAGCGCTGACGATCCAGCGCAGCCGTTCCTGCTGGACTGGGAAAACCTGCCATGAGACCCGTTGCAGCGCGCATTGAGCCCGATGGTCGCGATATGCTGGCCGCACGTATGCCGACAGCGATTAACGGCGAGCAGGACGTGGCTGCGACGTTCTCAGAGGTGTTTGACTCGGCGCTTGGGCTGGTTCGCCGTGAAGGGACGAGCATCAGTGCCGATTTAGCCTTCGAGCCGCATGTGCAGGAGCGTAACCAGAAGATCGAGGAATTGACGGGCGTCAAGGCCGACTTCATTGACCAGACGCGCTATTTAGACCCCGCCGTTACTCGCAGAATTGAGAAGTTTATCGACGCTGGCGAGATATTCCAGAACGAGGACGGTAGTGTTCACGCCACCTCACGCATTGCTGACTTCTGGATGAAGGACAATGCGCAGCTTACCCGCGTCATTCTGGCAACGCAGCGGGCGCGCAGGCTGTCACCGGCCGAGGTTCCCACGGACAAGGAGATTGACCGCCGGGTTTCCGCAGAACTTGCGGAGAAGCGTGCGCCCGACGAGGAAATTCTGTCGCGTGGGCGCGGCGTTTCGGGTGTGGCGGGCGCCCTTAGTGGAACATTCGTCGGCGCACTGCAAGACCCGATCTTGTTGGCCTCGTTGCCATTTGGGTTCGGTCCGATGCTTGGTCGCGGGGTTGCGATCAATGCCGGACGCGCGTTTCTGGCCGAGGGTCTCGCGGCGGGGGTCTCTGAAATACCCATTCAGGCGGAAGTGATGCGCTTTAAAAAGCAGATCAATTCCCCGTACAGCACGAAAGAAGCCGCGTTTAACGTGCTGGCCGCGACGCTTGGCGCCGGACTTTTAAGGGCGACTGGCTCAATCACTGTCGACGTTGCCGAGAACGCCCTTAAGGCTTATCGAGGCCGATTCGGCGGCATTGTCGAAACACCGGAAAGCCGCGAGGCGGCGCAAGCGCTGCAGGCGTATGTCGATCAGGCCAATGAATCGCCGGTTGGTCCTACGTTGCGCACAAAAGAACGTGAGCGGGATCATTTCGAGGCCATCGACAAGGCGGCCAGTGATATTGAGGCGGGTCGCCCCGTGCGGGTCGGTGACTTGCTAGACGACGACATCCCCGTTACCGCAAGGATTCTCCCGCAGGAGACCGTCCAAAACGCTATTGCCAGGCTGATTCCGGACGCCGGCAACGCGCTGACCCGGGGCGAGCGTAAAGCCATCGTATCTGAGATTAGCGACCTCAAGTTTAAGCTGGACGCCATCAAAACATCGCGTGAGCCGTTGAGGGCCGAGGCCAGGCGCATTGAGAAACAGCTGCCCGCTACCCTGTCGAAAAAGGCCCGTGAAACGCAGGCGCTGAAGCGCGCGAGCGAGGCGAGGAAGCAGGAAACCGAGCTACTGGAAAACAGCGTGGCGGCGCTTCAGGAACGGATGAGAATGCACGACGAGGCGAATCTTGCAAAAGCAACCCTCGACAGGGTTGACCGCATGCGTGCGACGGGAAAGACCGAGGATGAAATACAGAAAGTCCTCGAAGAAAAGGGCTTGATTCAGCGCCGGAAGGCTGGCCCCGACGAGCTGCTGGGGACCGTTGCCGCGAAAGCCAAAGAGGCGAAGGCCGCCAAACAGAAGCCCAGGACACCGAAAAAGCCCAAAGTACCGGAGAAAGCCAAGCCCGAAAGCGGGGCAGGCAAGGAAGAGAGTAGTAGTATTACCCGGCCTGCCAGGACGCGCCAGCCGGTCGGCGACACATACAACGCCGATTCAGCGGCGGACGTTCTGGACGAGGTAAGCGAGCTGCTGGCCGAGGGGGATATAGAGATCCCGACCGAAATTACCGTGCGTGACGGCGAGCAATCTGTTATTACCCGCTCAGCCCGCGCGGAAATGCAGGCGCTGCAAGACAACCTCGATGCGCTCGATGCACTCGACACCTGTAGGAAAAGCTAATGGCCACACTTGATACTTGTATTTCCAACCTGCTGGCAGACGGCGCCCTGACCCGAGAACAGGCCGACCAGGTCAAAGACACGGTAAATCGTCAACGGGATGCCCTGATGCGTGTGGACGGGCTTTCTCCCGAAGCTGCAGAGCGCGAAGCCTCGCGGGTTGGCGTGCAGATGGCCAGGCAGGCTGTCGAGCTGATTCGCTACCAGAAGGCGCTACAGGTTATCGCCCTGGACCGGGCCATGCAGAACGTGACCACGCACCCCGAGGGCGTCCTCACCGGCATTAATTCCCTGCTCGGGCGTGATCTGACCCGGAACGCAACGTATACCAATGTCGATCGACGTGGGCGGGCGGTGCTCCATGAGCTGCACCGGCGGTTTGCGGAGCCGATGGAGGCGCTACGGACTAAAAACCTGGGGTTGACACAGGACAGGACCACGATGCGTAACATGGTGCGCGAGCTGCTGGGGCAGGATACCGGCGACCATGCCGCCAAAACGTTTGCGCGCGCATGGTCTGAAACGGCGGAGTATGCCAGGACGCGCTTTAACCGTGCCGGTGGTGCCATTGCCAAGCGTGAAGACTGGGGACTCCCGCAGTTTCATGATGCACGCAAGGTCGGGCGTACCGACAAGGCTGAATGGAAAACGACCATTAACGGCTTGATTGATCGAAATAAAATGCTGAACGACGCTGGCCAGCCGATGAATGATCTTGAACTGGATGCGCTGCTCAATAGTGCCTACGACCGTATTGTCACAAACGGATTGGTCGACCTTACGCCCGGACGGGTTGGCGGGAGCAAATTAGCGAACCGTCGCCAGGACTCGCGTGTATTGGTCTTCAAGGACGGTGACGCCTGGCTAGAGTACGGCGACAAGTTCGGGCGTCCCGATCTGTTCCTGACCCTGAGCGAGCACCTGGACGGCATGTCGCACGATATTGGCCTGCTGGAGGTGCTTGGCCCCAACCCTGAGCTAACGTACAGGACGTTGCGGGACATGGCGAAGAAAGAGGGCGAGGGCGGCATCAGGCTCGCCACGCTCGACTCGCTGTATAACGTGGTCAGCGGCAAGGTAGATGATACGGCTACGCTATGGGCGGCGGACACGTCGGCGGCGTTTCGTAACTGGATTACAGCGGCCCGGCTGGGCTCTGCGATGTTGTCGGCGGTTTCAGATATCCAGTTCCTGCGCCAAACCTCCCGCTGGACGGGTATGTCCCCAATGAGGGTGATGGCAAGGCAAATGAGCCTGCTGAACCCCAAGAACGCCGAGGATCGTTTGCTGGCCGTACAGATGGGGCTCGGCGCCGAGGCGTGGGTGACCCGGGCGCTGGCGGCGAACCGGTTCAGCGAGGTAACCGGTGCAGGAATTTCGGCGAAGATGGCCGATTTCACCATGCGCGCTTCCGGCCTGTCCGCCTGGACCGATGCGGGCAAAAAGGCGTTCGCAATGGAGCTGTATGGCCTGTTTGGGCGCAATCGTCGTGTGGCCTTTGACGAGCTGGCGCCAGACTTCCGGCGCGAGCTGGAGCGGTACGGGTTTGATTCAGCTAGTTGGGATGATATCCGAAAAACTCAAACCCTGAATGAGAAGGGCGCACACTTCTTTTCAACCGAAAACCTGTTTGCACGAACCGATTTGCCGGAAGCGCGCAAGATTGACTTGAATAACAAGGTGCAGGAGATGCAGGCCGAGCTGTCCATTTTCGCTGTCCCTGAGCCGGACGCCCGCGCCAAAGCCTTGACGACAGCCGGTACGGCACGCGGCACGCTGAGCGGGGAAACCATGCGCTTTGTATCGCAGTTCAAAAGCTTCCCGGTGTCGGTGATACTGTCACATTTTTATCGCGGCATGTACGAACACGGCACCGGTCGCAAGCTGTCGTATATGGCGCAAATGATTGTTGGTACCACGGCCCTGGGGCTCCTGGCGCTGCAGGCCAAGGAGCTGAGCAAGGGCAGAGACCCGCGCCCTGTTGATGCGAAGACGGTGGGCGCGGCTTTTCTGCAGGGCGGTGGCGCTGGTATTTATGGTGATTTCCTGTATACCGGTCTCTTTGGCGCAAACCGGTTTGGCAGTAACGCGCTGACAACCCTATCCGGGCCTGCTGCGGGCTTGTTTTTTTCTGACATCCCTCGCGTTACCACCGGTCAGTTCGGGGAGGTCATCGAGGGCCGCGACCCAAAGGTGGCATCTGATCTTATCCGCCTCGCCAAGTCTTATACGCCGGGCGGTTCGTTATGGTACTTGCGGCTCGCCCTTGAGCGTGAAGTGTTTGACCAGCTGGAGCTGATGGCAGACCCCGCCAAGGCCAGGAGGCGGCAGAGCGCCACTGTTCGGCGGCGACAGAATGAGTTCGATCAAGGGTACTGGTGGCGTCCTGGCAGGACATCGCCAGACAGGGCGCCAAACTTAGGAGGTCAATAACATGACGGTTTCAACGACGATAAATAAAACGGCCCCATTGGCCGCGAACGGCTCGGTTGTTGTTTTCAATTTCAGCTTCCCGATTACGGCAGAAACGGATCTGCGTGTTATTCACACCGATGCCGCCGGCGTTGAAACTGTTCTGGCGCTGACAACAGAATATACAGTGTCGACTGGGCCGTGGCCTTCAGGCGGCTCGATCACTACCGTCGCCACCTATGCGTCTGGCGTCACCATTACGGTAAAACGCGTGATGTCGCTCACACAGCTGATCGACTATATTAGCGGCGGCAGCTTTAACGAAGACCTGCATGAAGGCGCACTCGACAAGCTGACGTTTATTTGCCAGCAACTTGCCGAGGCGATCACGCGAGCGGTGCTGTTGAAAGAAACGTCAACTCTTTCAGACATCACCCTGCCTTCCCCGGTTGCCAATGGCCTGATCGGCTGGGATTCTCTCGCGACGGATCTGACAACGTATACAGAGCTAACGCCGGGCGCGCTTGTTGTTTCTGCGTTCATAGAAACGCTGCTGGATGATTCGGATGCGGGCGCAGCGTTGACGACGCTGGGGTTTAGCGCGTTCGTGAAAACGCTGGTAAGTATCGCCGATGCGGCAGCAATGCGAACGGCGCTTTCCATCAAGCCGGTGTCGGTAAAGGATTTCGGTGCGGTCGGTGATGGTGTTACCGACGACCTGACCGAGATTCAGGCGGCTATTGATTTCGTAGAGGCGGCGGGTGGCGGCCAGGTGTTTTTCCCGGCCGGTGATTATCTGATAAGCGCAAAGCTGACAGCAGACAGCGATGTGGCCCTGGTCGGCGAAGGGCAGGACGTTTCCCGCATCCTGGGCGACAACCTAACCACCGCCCTTATCAGCTCGTCCGTGGTGGCGACCCGTTTCTTCCGCTGGACGTTCCGGGATATCGGCTTCGACAATCAAGACCGTGCCAACGCCGGTGGCATCGGTATCGACGCAACCAACATATCGATGGCGACATTCGATAACGTGCAGATATCGAACGTTGAGAAAGGGCTTTTGCTCGTCAAGAATGGCGCGAGCGGCGGCGCCTTTTATAACGACTTCTACTCGCTGAGAATTATAACGGTGGATACCGGTATAGACATAGGCGACACGGCCAACGAAAACCGGTTTTACGGCGGGCGAATCAATGACTGTATTACCGGCGTCGTTATTGACGACAATACCAGCAACACGTTTTGGGGTACGGCTGTCGAGGTCTTCACAACAGCATTTTCAATTTCGCCCAGCAATACAACGCAATACACAAAGCTTAATGACGTTCGCCTTGAGAACACCCCAACATCCGGCACCGGTATTTTAATCGGCGCAACTGCGCAGTCGACCTATATAAAACAACCTATGTTTGTTGGGCTTACGGCCGATATCACGGATGGCGGTGTCGATACAAATATCGATTCTGACAATATTTTCCAGCACGGTACGGGGTCTACGAATCCCCGTTCTCTGCGTATTCTGGACACCATCACGGCTGTAATTAACTTCCCTTCCATCGCTGCACATTCGACGAACGATCAGGCCGTGGTTGTGACTGGGGCAGCAAACACGGATCACTGGATGGTAACCCCTAGCGCGTCACTGGGAACGGGTCTTATGGCGAACGCAATCCCCGGGTCAGGGCAGGTCTTTATTCGGCTGGCGAACGTGACGGCTGGCGCCATAGACCCGCCCGCGCTGACTTATAGCCTTACCAGGCTGAAGTACAACCCATGAATAATGATGATGAGGCGAAACAGCAGGTTGAAGCATTTATACTCATACTTAGAGACCGCTACGGAATGTCTGAGCAGGACATGGATGGCGTTATTCGTCAGCTTGTCGCTCTTAACAGGAAGTATAAAAAGATTGGAAGTTATGCCGATTTTGCTGCGCATGCAACAATTGTTATTATTATTGGCGGTTTCCTCACTGCTGTTGGGTGGGGCATTGTCCGCTTTATTCAGGACATAGCTTCATCGGTCATTAAAGGAGGATAGGCAATGAACAGATCCAGATTACGCAAACAGCTTATTGCTGACGAAGGTAATATCCCGCATGCTTATCAAGATTCAGAAGACTATTGGACGATAGGTGTGGGGCATCTGGTTGACGAACGGATGGGTGCCGGACTTGACCCGGATGTGATCGAATTGCAGCTTGATAACGATATCGACCGAAAGGAAAGGGAGGTATTGGACGCCTTCCCATGGTATCAAGACCTGAATGATGTCAGGCAGGAAATTGTGCTGAATATGGCGTTTAACCTTGGCTTGACTCGGTTTAAGGGCTTCCGTATGACCATAGACGCAATCTCCCGTCACGACTTCCTTACGGCCTCTCAGGAAATGCTGGACAGTAAGTGGGCGGGTCAGGTTGGGAGTAGGGCTTTGCGGCTATCAGAAGCCATGAGAACGGGCGAATGGACCTGACCCTCGAAGGTCCAATAGACGGGAGACATCGATATGGATTGGAAAGATACGATAGGCGCGATAGCGCCCATACTTGGAAAAGCCATATCGATTGCGAACCCAGTCGCAGGGCTGGCGATACAAGCCGCGTCATCTGCCCTTCTGGGGAGACCAGACGGCTCTGAGGATGAGCTGGCGGCTGCGGTGTCCGGTGCCAGCCCTGACCAGCTACTCGCCCTGAAACAGGCTGAGAATCAGTTTAAGCTAGATATGAAGAGAATGGGCGTTGATCTTGAGGCCGTGCTTGCCGAAGACCGCAAGTCTGCGCGTGAAATGGGTATCAAGACGGGATTAGCACCCCAGATGACTCTATCCGTTATTTATGTGCTGGCTTTTTCCATAGTGCTGTACGTTGTCTTCTCGGGCGATTTAGAAATGAGCGAATCACAGGAAAAGATGGCAAGTTACCTCCTTGGTATATTATCTGCCGGGCTACTCCAGATAATGAACTTCTGGTTCGGATCGAGCAAATCCAGTCAGGACAAAAACAACATCATAGGTGCCAAATGAAACTCATATTTATCCTGCTACTCGCTATTCCCCTATCCCTTCAAGCGTCAGAAAAACGTCACACGGCTATCCCGATTGCTGGTCCCCAAGGAGATCCAGGGCTGAATGGAAATGATGGGAAAGATGCTGACGCTGTGGCGATTGGCCTTGCGGCTGCTCAAATTCATCCAGACTTTAACTACAACGGCTTTCAAGGTGGCGTAGGGGTAGCAACCTTCGACGGAGAGCAGGCTGTAGTCTTCGGTATAGCCAGAAAGGCTTGTATCAATAGATGCGGCAAGAAGATGCTTCTAAATGGCTCTGTGGGCGTCTCAGGCGGTGAGGTTGGGGCTGGGGTCGGAGCTAACTGGCGGTGGTGAAGCTTGAATCCATCACCAGATTTCTCGAAGTCCTGAGAAGCTGGTGGTTCATCATTCCGATGCTTGGGCTATCATTCGGTCTTAATTGGCACCAGAAAGAGGAAATACAGCGTGTACAAACTAATTGTTCTGCCTGTCAGCCTATTGATGATCGCTGGCTGTGCTTGTGCAGTTCCGATACCAGCAGAAAAGTTGAAGCCGGTAGTAATTAAGCCTGCCTGCCCGGAACTGACTGACAAACAGGCTCTCAGACGCTGTTCTGAGCTGTTGAGGTAACTTATGGACGAACATACCGTAGATACAGGTAATGGTGGTGGCCCGGATCATGAGCGGGACGAAACTCCTGAATCAGCCTGGTTGAGATTCAAACGCTCACCGGACCATCATAGTTACACCAATCTGTTTGTCGAGCAGTACAGGGTATGGGGTGCTAACGATCCTGTCGCTCAATGGGGCGGAAGGTTCACGGCTGTTATTACCTCACTGATTGGTCTGGTGTTGTGGCTGATATATCGGTGATCCGCCGGTAGTTATTCGGTTGGGGTGCTATTGTCTGGATCAGGCTTGTGCCCAAACTTTTCAAGTAATTCAGACAAGGCTACAGCTTTCCCGTAATTAATAAGTTGCAGTTCTTTTATATCCGACCTTTTAGCTTCATCGCGATATGCGTAAAACATTTCGGTAGCTTCTTGTATCCAGAGCTTCATCATCCTTCCCCTGTAGTGTCGTTAGTGGAGAGTGCTGACGGTGCTTGACTGTCGTCTGGTATTTCACCAGATAACGCGCAGCATCGGTAAAACCCAATATCTCTATGCAACAGTTCAATCTCCGCGTCCTTCACTTTGCTGGCTGCTCTGAGACCAAGGATTAGACCTTGCAATCTTAGGCGATCTGTTAGTCCTTCCAAGAACTCGGATTCGAGTTCGGCGATACGAATTTGCATCTGTGTTATGTCTGCTAGTACTTTAGGCGAAACGACATCGTATTCTACTTCTTCAATTTTAATTCTTGCTTTGGATTTCTTCTTAAGTTTTTCTTTACATTCTGCAAGCTCAGATTCTAGTCTATCAATAATAACTCCAGCACCGTCTATTGTTTCACTCATGATCGCTCTCCCCGGCTGCTAATAGTCTTGGTATATCAGGGTCATTAAGCAATGCTTGGCGATACGCTCGAACTTCATCTTCGCACGGCTGCTTTGTTTTATAATCTTGCATAACCATTTCCCCGACTCGACGAACGTCTTTTCCATTCAGTAAAACTATCGCAGGACAGAGATATGCAAATCCCAGATCAGACACTTCCTGACCCCCGACAATAGCTGGATAAGGTTTTGAATTCTGTTCTCGCCACTGAGCTATGACCTCATCGACGGTAGAACCTGAAAAGGGACAAAATAGATGGCAATCAAACATGCCTTTAATGCTAACCCCGTCCGGCTGGGTGACTACGAACTGTCCACACTTCTCACATAGTTCCGGCGCTTCATCGCTCATTGTTTACTCTTCCTATAGGCTTTAATCAGGGCGTTGGCTTGATTTATGGCTATAAATGCCACGGCGCCCCCATCCATAGCATCGGTGAAACTCTCACGACTCAACAGACCTTGTGTCGCAGCCACGGCCGCATCCCATCTACGCTGCTCCCATTGTTCTGGACCTATTACTATGCTGCCGTCATCATCATAATCACTCACCATCCACCTCCACGCTATCCAGAAACTGTCCCAATTATAAAAAGAGCCCACGAGAACGCTATAATTAAACCGAACGGAAGAAACGGCACACTGCCAAACAAGAGCACTGCAATAGTGCTAACCGTAAAGATAATCCAGTGCTTTTTGTTCATCCTCCCTCCACGCTATAGTCGTCGTAGTTTGGCACTATGCAGAAACTACCGGTTCAATCTTGCAATATGCCTTAATAGGTAAATCAGTTCTGTTGAATGCCTTCGCATAGTGGTAAGTTCGCTCGATGGCGGAGCGAGCATCTTTTCTTTCAGAAAACACAGTTCGTTTGAGATTACCTTCTGCCCATACCAGTACGCCGCCATCCGGGAGATTATCTTCGACCTCAAGTGCAAGTATTTGCTCGTAGTCATCGCACACTTCAATAACAATAAACCCTTTCATCCTTTCTACTCCTGTCGTAATTAGTGACGCTGCGGGGGAATCGAACCCCTTTGACTGCCAGTCGCTTTGTGGATTTGAACCACTTACGGGAGCTACCCGCACCTCCAAAGGACAGCGCCATAAACATATAATCAATCTCTTGATGCCAGCACAATCATAATAATTACTGCTAATAGTATAGGCGTCCACATCCAGAACTCTGTACCTAAAATAGACTCTAGTGTTGATATCAACTCGCGCATTCTAGCCACCCACCTCCACAGGGTTGTTGGTCATCTTCGCCTTCGTCATCCTGAAATTCCTCGTTGTGGCATCGGCATTCGCAGGGGCCTCCGTCCGCTTCGACCACTTCAGCAGTACACATGCCGAGGTTGTATCGATCTGCCCAGCAGACATAGGCGTCATCATCAAGACAGCAACAATTGGGGCTACTCATCGGCTAGGCTCCGGGGTGGTTAGGCAATCATATCTTTGAGCGCTTTCACATACCAAATATTGTCAATATCGGTATCCGTGATGACTTTCAGGTCTTCGGGTGACTTGACTTCTCTCCACCACGATTCGTACCCCATAACGACACGGTTAAGATCAGGAACCCATATAGCGGGATTTCCCGCGCCAGAAGATACGGAAAGGATTTTTGTTTCCTTGCTATAACGAAGTAATGGTCTCGCTATTTCACCGATCAGAACACCAAGGAACGTCTTTCCTTTGTATTCATCGTCGACGAGTCGGATAGATACCCAGACACCAGCTTTATGGAATAATGGTTTTCTGATGGTGTCGGCTTCATCAAAAACAATATGTGTTACGGGCCAGTCCCTTTCTTCTGGCAACGGGTCATATGCGCCCTCGCTAATGCAAGATCGAACCATACTGCCAAGGCTTTCAAGGTTGTCCTTTGATGACTCGCTGATAATGCGTTGGCAGGTGTGCTTATACTGATCTTCAGCAGCGTGCTTTTTCTCCAGAGCTTCGTCCAGAAGTTTCCTTGCTGTTTTTGGTGTCACGTTTTCACACTCCTGTGGGTGGTGGGGTTAGGTGAATAGATCCCCATAATTTTCAATAGCAAGTTCTCGCGTCTCTCCGAAAGCGTAATTCCCTGATTCCTGCAAGTTCTCAAAATCTTCTCCAATACAGCACCACTGATTGCCATCCTTAATCACTTTTATGACCCACCACGGCCTATCAAGATGGCTATTGTTGCAAGTGTTGCAGACCCATGTCCCACCGTAAGGGAATGCGAAACCATGCCTACATCCGCCATGAGATTGATGGAAGTTATGAATAGAATATATTTTCCCGGACTTAATCATGCTCTCTGCCAATTCCCAGCCTGCGTGACGTGCTCCGTCGGAGCGTTCATGCGGGTATTGAAATGTATCGTTGTAACTGTGCCCATAAATACGGGAATTAAAACCCGAGAAGGCCGCGCTGTTTGTAGTGCCTATGTAGTCTTGGGCTGTTTTCATCACTGCTTCCTCTGTTGGGGTAGGGGTAACGTCAGGCATTGGGGTTAGGCTGAACCAGAACGTTCATGCTCTGGTGCGGGTTTAGCTCCACCCCACTCAGGACGGATTCCGGTTTCCGTTTCTATAATGTCCGATACGGCGTCACGCATCAGAGCCATAAACGCTTCTTTACGTGCTTCAACCGTGGCAATTCGCATGCGAATTGACCCGAGCATTATTGCGTCATCCATCGATTCAGGTAGCGCATAATATGCAACCCAGTTATCACCTTCATGTCGCATTGAAAGCCGGCCGATTTGAGTGTGTCCTTTCACGTATGAGCCCTCGCTTTACGTTGAGCCTTACGCTTTTTCTTTTGGTCAGCACGGCCTTTGCGAGAGCGCGTTATCCCGGCTCCCCTCATTCTGTGAGAGTGCTGTTTGTCACTTTCAACCTGCCGCTGCTCAGCAGCGGCATCAAAAAGCCACTGCTCGCTTTCAACACTGAATTCCAATTGTTTATTTACTGATCTCATCACTGCTTCCTCTGTTGGGGTAGGGGTCATAGCCGCTACTTAACAACGCTCAGGGTTTTGTAATCAACACAAACCTTGTCGATATAGTCTTTCAGGTATTCATTAACAGGCTGTCCTTTGTGCTCTGTAATTCCAGCCTGAACACAGGCGTTTGTAAGTACCCCGACACCTTCAAGTAAAATGGCCAGATCAGCCCACGGGTCGTTAGCTTCTGGTGAGCGTGGCTTACCGACCATTACCCTGTTTGGCTTGGTATCATCGTAGATAACTGTTATTTCATGCTTCACTTCATTCGCTCCCTATGGGTGGCTACTATAGTGCCTCGATTTGTTGGACATATTTCTTGGCTAGACCATCGAGTTCCTGTAGCGCATCGACCTGAATGTCTCGCAGGCTCAAGTTATCCAGGCTCACCCCGTCAACAAACCGCAGCTTATTTAGCCAATCTATCAGTCGGTCTTTGTCAGGGCGCAGTGCTTCCTGCCGCGCCTCTTCGGCCTCTGCATCCAGCCGGCGCCGCTCGGTTTCCGCCTTCTCGCGACTTTCATTTTCAAGCCGTTCATTTTCCTTGCGGAGGCGCTCTGTCTCGGCACGTTCGCCAGCAAGCCGCTGCTCTTCTGCCTCGCGATTGCGTTGATCGATGGCCTCCTGTTCTTTGCGTTGCTCCTCGGCCTGCCTGTCCAGCGCCGCCTGCCGGTCCGCCTGCTCTTTGGCGACACGTTCTTGCTCCGCCTGACGTGACTCGAATTCCTTACGGGCGGATAGCGCCTGCTCGAGTGTGGCAATAGTACCCCTGCAGGCTTCGTACGCCTGCTCTGCGTACTCAGCGAAGCGTGACACGTCAACCGACTCGACTGCGTGGATATGAGCCTGGATCGCCACAGCGTCCTCGTATGGCTGCACGCCAGCCACTTGCTTGATGCCTTCGATCTCTGCCAGTATGCCCTTAATGCGGGCCTCTTCTGCTTCGCGGGCCTCTGTTGCTTTCCGCTCGGCTTCGTCGTCCGCTTCTTTCCGCAAGGCTTTAAGGCGGTTTTCTTCCGGGCTGATGATTCCGGTCAAGCGATCCTGCTCTGCGATAACTGCCTTGGCGAACTTGTTGGCGTCATCGCGCGCAGCCTTTCCGCTATTCTCAATGGATACCCGGACTTTCTTCAATTCGATTCCGGCACGCTTGACTAATTCATAGTCGTCGCCATCTTTGATCTCGGTGACATCGGCGTTCTTTTTCGCCAGTATGTTCAGTTGCTTTTCGGTGTAGTCAACAGACATCGCCTGTGCTGCGCGTTCGGCAATGGTCAGCTCGGTGGTGTTTTCTGCGGTGCTGGACATAATCAGAATTCCTGTAGTGTTTTATGGATTAGGTTCCGCTCAGCAATAACAGCCAGTAACTGCGCCTTGAGCGGTTCGATGATTCCTGGGTCTGGGAACTGGCGGATAATAAGCCTTGGCAGCCCCGGCCGATAAAACATAAGATCACACCACTTCCTTTCGGCAATCATCATCTGCCCCTGCGTCTGAGCGATTCGCCCGGGCGGCGTCTTGCCGTCCCTCTTCCACCTCAGCAGTGTAGGGATGTGCTCTTTCGGCAGACACTTGATTTCCACCATGCCGTCATCGCCAACCAGCCCATCGGGAGAGCATCCCCACCGCTCTAGATCGTCAGTAACAAATCCAACCCGCTCCACGGTGGTGCCAGTACCCATTTCATACGCCAGCCGCGCCAGTTCCTCGATCTCATGACCGTACTCGGTATATTTGTTGCCGTTCCAGGTATCCAGCGGCCTTCCTGCATACAACTCGCCAGCCAGCTCAATGGCGTAGGGTTTCATGGACTTCGACGGAGTGCCGGTGCTGGTAATCAGCTTGCTAAAATTACTGGCGGTTGGCTTGCCTGCGCGCAGCGCCTCCCACTCCGGCGTATTCTGCTCAACGTTATGTATCTTCATGACACGGCCCCATGTTGTTTTATATTCGCCTTGATCTGGCGCAATACTTCGTTGCGGGCCTTCGCCGCTATCTGGCTGATGCCGTCTGCCTTCATGGCCGCTTTCAACCATGCAAGAAACTTCTGCATGTCCAGCTCGTTATCAATAATCATGGCGTGAATTTCGTTGGCCTGATCTTCGGTGATGTACTCGACAGGTTTAGCGCTTGCGGAATTGCCATCGTCGTCCTGATCCATAGAGGCAAGGCCAACTAATGAAAACGCGGTATAACGCTCCAGGTAGCTGATCGTGGAACCAATAGCCTGTATGCTGTTCTTGTTCCCCGAGGAATCTGGGGAGGCCGACAGAGATGTGGACTTACTGAATCCCATCTCATGCGCCAACACGCAAGTTACGGTAATCATCCCGCCGCCCTGCATGTCCTGTTTTGTTTCCCATGCCAGAGAGAGGCCGGCCTGACTCAGGAGTGGGTTGATGACCTCCAGCGCATAGCCCAGCGTCGTATGACGGTACGATTTTGTACCACCGGCGTTCATTTCAAACGAAACCAGCTTATCTTTTTCAAGCCTGATCTCATGCTTCTTGAATTCTGACAGCGCCTTATGGAAAGCCTTCTCGGCTTCATTGCTTTCGTAATCCTTCTGAATTTCGAGTAGCTGTTTTAGCTTCTCTGTATCCAGACTGCCGTTCATTGCTGCCTGCACAAGCGGGGACAGTCCGGTTGTTTCTACAGGCGTCTGAACCAACGCGCGTTCCTGTGTTTCAGGAACCAACCCCTGTTCCGGTGTATCGTCTTCCGGTATAACGTCTATTGCTTCATTGCTCATGATCTCATATCCTCAAATATCTGCTCAGGAGTCACCTCGGGATTGTATACACCGATCAGCTCGTGGTGCCCGTCTTCCATCCAGCGGCGGAACCTGGTTGAATTAATCCCGGCCCATTTAAAGTTGCGGCTATTCACACGAAGCACCGCAACAGGCCGATCAAGCTGTCGTATCGTTTCCACTAATTCGTAACAGTCGCCCAGCGTCCTCATATCGTATTGTTCGAATGAAAGCCTGCTCATTCGACCTCTACAGCGGCTTTGCGTATTCCTTCTGCTATTATTTCGAAAGTAATTGCTTCCTCATCTTCATCTTCAACTATCTCAGCTGCTTTTAGCATTCCTGCTCGGTATGCACTTTGTAGCCAGTGATATGGATTCCCAGACAAATCTAGTTTCGTTGGGTTCTTTCCCGCTTGCTCCAGCCATTCATCAAACCCTTTGGGCGTATTACTCATGTTAACCTCAACTCCCGAAAAAGCCGTTCCAGTCCAGGCTTAGAAATAACCCCAGCAGAAGTGCGCACAGGGCGTCTCTGAGCGTCAGAAGACATAATCTGCAACGGGATAAGCTCGATGTCTTTCCCGTCATAGCGCGTTACTAAGCGGGCCTTGCTCATCAGTTTCATGATGTCCACCATTCCCATCGTCGGATGACAAAGTATCTGGCACATGGTTAGTCTCCAGTTTGTTTAACGTGCTGATTTGAGCTTTAAGATATGCAACACGGCAGGCGTGAAATGCCGCCTCGTGCTCTTTCATGCGCTGGCGGAGTTCGGTGTTGTCGTTCATGATCTGGCCTTGACCGGCTTCGTCACATCCCGCCGAAGGTATCCGCTCAACTCTTCTTTGAAGTCTTGATCGCAAGTCTGAAAGCGGTCTTCGGGGGGTGGGTTGACGGGTTCGAGAACGCATTCGCAATACCAGTGGCTTTGGTCATCCTCCAGATCGAAGGCGTTGTGTGAGCCGCATGTTTCGCAATTGTGTCTTTGGGCCTTACTCACTGTCTTTGATATTGTTCCGTTTAACCTGTTGGCATGCTCACCGTGCCCCGGCAAAACACGCACCACCATACCCCTCTCTATTCTACTCATCTCTAACACTCCCACTCTTCAACAACCACCCGGTTGTCGGTGATAAATCCAGCATATGCCGATAACCCATACAGGCACGCAAGCATAACAATGAAGGCGAGCAGATAGGCTTTGAGGTCAGGCCAGAAGGTGTTTTTCATGCGAATCCCATTCCTTTTCTCACCAAAACCCAAAGATCATTACCTTGCCGCTGGTATTCGGCTTCGTATAAAGGAGCATAGAAATAGATTCGCCAGTCGTGATCCGGTTGCAGCTTTGCTATTGATTCCACATAACCAACAGTATGAGCATCGTCCTCTTCGTTGTTTATTTCTTGTTCGTTCCACAACTCAACTCCATCGCGTGAATAACCAGCAGAACCAAACCCCACGGCTATACCGCGATCCATTTCAAGATCAGACCTCGCTCCACAGCCGCATGTTAGGCAAGCAAGAGAGCCTTCTACTGCTGGCAATTTTTCAAAGCTCATGCCGCCTCCTCAGACTGAATTTCGCTAATAATCAACTTCACTGTTTCGTCGCTAAAGAGGTCGATCAGGTCAAGGTCTTCGCCCGATGCGTCCTGCATATAGATATGGTGGATATCAACAAACTCGCCAGCAGGGGGTTCAATGTCAGAGCCGAAATACTCTTTGTAGTAGCTGTAAAGTACAGTAACCCCAAATTCTTTGCCCTTCGCCTTCAGATAGATGGTGGTGTCCATAATCAGCTCCGCTCAATGCGATAGAGTTCTTGGGTGAAGTCGGTGGGTGGCTCGGTAGTAACCAAGTATTTGGTTTTGCCGTTATTGGCGCCCCAATTGCTGTAGCTACAACATGGTTTATATTCGTAGGCCCACCATTCCACACTGTTATCTTGCGCAATCAGCTCCGCCCAATCAGGAATAGGAACTTCAAATGTCAGTGTGTGGGTCATGGCTTCCCTCTGGTGTGGTTAGCTAGATCGGGCTTTGCTTACAGCCGAGGTATAACTTTCAAGCCCAGCGCGGGTATTTGATGATGCGTAATTAATAGCATTGTCTTTCTGGATACCGAAGTGCTGCGCTGTTGCCCATGCGTCTTGATCGGCGGCAAGGAAAATCACATCCCAGCCGTAGTTTTTTTCATGGTCTGTGATAAGAAACTTGATAGTTTCTTGTGTAAACTCTTTGCTCGCGTTCTCAAATCCGTCCGTGAGAATAGCCATGATGACTTTCTCAGGCTGTTCGCGAGAGAAGCGCTCCTGAACGTGCTTGAAGGTTTTGCCTATAGCATCACGTAAAGCTGTCATGCCGCCGCTAGGCCAGCCAGAAAGCTTTCCCATATTCTTGATAGAGCCTTCGTGACCAACTTCCCAGCCGTCATCGAACCAGACAAGCGTTAGATTGGCATCGCCAACTGCCTGCTGGTCTTCAAGGAATTTGTTGAAGCCGCCCACTGCATCATCTGCAACTGACTGCATGGAACCTGATTTATCAAGTACGCAAATAATTTCCTGCATCTGTCTATCCTCTCTGGTGGCTTGTTGATTGACCTTGAACACAAGTAAACCACTTACCGCTTGACAGGTCAAGTGCTTTATGTAATTATTTTACCCTATGAGCATACACAACGGAAAAGAATATCGTAAGCAGATGCGGCGATGGATTAGCCGTCAATTAACTATCGTTCACCTCAAGGATGAAAAAAATCTGACATTACAGCAGATTGGCGACCGGTACGGGATATCAAAGCAACGTGCCAAACAGCTCTATGATAAGGGCAGGGCCAGAATGGAGGATCCAGGATGAGTCAATTTCTCACCCAAGCAGAACGCGATTCACTAAAAGATCTTGACCGGATTATTGATTGGCACCTATCAAACAACAAGCCGCTCGATCATTTAGTGATTAGCAAAAAGCATAGTGACACGTTATCCCGTCTTGCCAAGAAGCGCAATAAAGGCCCGGTCTATGACGCTGTTTCCGAGGTTGAAATCGACGTTCCCGAGGATCTTGGCTCGATTGTCTACCGAGGCGTCAGACTAGATGTGAACGAGCCTGCACGTCGTAGATATCGCAAGAAAGACACTGAATCATTACTACCCGAAACCGAACAGGAGGAATTAAAGACATGAACCGAGAATCAGCAACAAAACTCTTGGCTAAATGGCCTGTGATTAAAGCCTATGCCGAAGGGGCGGATATTGAATATCTCAAGAATGGGAAATGGCGCCATGCGCAATACCCAATATTCAACCCTGACCGTGATTACAGGGTTAAACCCAAGAAGCCGATAATTGGGATTCTTATTGACACTCCAGATTTCCCTGTTGCGGTCGCCGCTAAAGGCGTCGAGCTTACTCCCGAAGTCCGCCAGATCCTCACTGACGCCGGTGTGGAGATAGAGGAATGAGCCTTTGAAAGTCGAATCCCTACAGCGCCACAGAGACATCCAGCGCGAGGAAGATATCGAGCGCCACTTCAACGCCATGCTTGATGATAATCTGGCCGGCAATAAGCAAGAAGCCGAGCGGCATCGTGAGAGAATCAATGAGCTGGTTTCTGAGCGGAGAACGCATAGTGATTGACATGGCGGCCTCTTTCCGGCAGCAGGAGTTATGGTTAAAGCGTGACGAGGCTGGTATTGCCCACGTTGTGGGTGTCTCTGGAGGAAAGGACTCGGTTTGTTTGGCGGTTGCGTTGCGCGAACGCGAGCCGCGTCCGTATACTTACATTTATACCCCGACTGGTGATGAGCTTCCGGAAATGGATTTACATATTCTACATGTAGAGCAGCTACTCGGCGAGCCGATTATCCGCCTAACGAATGGTACTTTGAAAAGCGTAATTGCAGATAACCATATGCTGCCAAATTGTCACGCCAGATTTTGCACACGAATTCTAAAGCTAAAACCCGCTGGTGAGTTCTACCAATCAGTTCAACCAGTTATTAATTATATCGGTTTGCGTGACGATGAAGATGCCCGCGAAGGGACGCGTCCCGGGGGTGATTCAGCCTCCATTAACAGCGATGTGGCACACGACTATCCCCTTCAGCGCTGGGGGTGGGATATAGACGACGTATGGGCGTTTTTGGATGAGCGTAATATTGTGATACCAGAGCGTACGGACTGCGCTCGTTGCCCATATCAAAGATTGGGTGAATGGTACAACTTGTGGCTAATTTATCCAGAGATCTATCAAGATGCTGTGCAAGACGAAATAAAGTATGGACACACATACCGCAGCCCTCAGCGCGACAGTTGGCCAGCCAGCTTAACTCAACTGGCGAAATTATTTGCCGCTGGCAAGATCCCGGATCGTAGTTTGAGAATGATGGAGAAGCGCAGGGGGATGTGCCGTGCATGCTCAATGTAGCCCTTTAACCAATCTGGAGCAGGTGATGATTGACATGCCGTCAGCTTTCCGGCAGTCTGACATGACGAGGCCAGCACGATGGCTGGCCCCGGAATCGGCAATGCTTGTGAGAGGGCACCGACTCAGTAAGTCCATTTTATCTGAGTCCACTTTCCTTTTGCAAGCGATACCTTTTCCCGCTGTCGGGTCTTCCCACGGTAGAGCGCATCTATGCGGAGAATGTCGGGCGCTAGACTTTAAAAAGCGATGGTTGGCACTCAAGAAAGGGACGCCCCCTGTCCAGTGCAGATGTACGGAGCCGCGTAGGAAGAAAGGGTACCGAGTATCCCCACCACTGGTGCAGCCGGTAGGGAGAAAGGGGGTAGATATGGCTAGAGGAAAGCTAACTAACTGGGGCCAGGTTGATAATTAAAGCTGAAGGGAGAGCGTGATGGGCTGGTCAATCGGATACGATAGCAATTGGAAGCGTGATATTGGCTACGGTGTTCCTGCTATATGCGATCATCCGGGATGTGATGAGGAAATAGACCGTGGTCTTGCTCATGTTTGTGGCGGTGAGCCATACGGTGGAGAGTTAGGTTGTGGGCTTTATTTTTGCGGCAAGCATTTATATGTCGGTCAGGGCGACCCTCAAATGTGTGAACGATGCTGCGATGAAGAGCCTGCGTTTGAGCCAAAACCCGATCATCCCGATTGGATCAAGCACAAACTAACGGATGAAAGCTGGCAGGAATGGAGGGGCGAAAATACAGAGGAGGTTGCTGTGATGTGTCAGGCCAATCCGGCGCTGGCTCGGTTAATTGGGAGAGTGACATGAAAACAGTATTCGAATATGACGCGGTTAGCGGTGAGATTAAGGATGCGAACGGGTTGGTGATTTATATGTCAGGTATGGTCGGGTTTGAACCTAACAAGGATTCTGGAGGGTCGGTGCTTGAGCTTATCAAGCTAGGCGTTACACCGGATGAAATAATTAAGCTGAGCAACAACAATCTCTTGTAGCGTGACCAATGACCCGCATAGCCGAAATACAACCGGGCATACGGATATGAGCGCTACAGATCAATGCGGGGTTCATGGCTGTGTGCTGCCGTGTGCGATTTGTCATCCGGCTTTAGCGCGCATGAACCAGCCGGTTCCAGTAGAGAAAAGCTATGACGCGTTTACAGATAGCGTGAAAACGGTCATTGGCCTAAATTTAAAGAAGAGTGAGCTACTTGTTTTGCTTTATGTGATAACCAGAACAATAGATCGTGGTATAGACCGTACCGTCCTGTCTTATGCGGAAATCGGACGATTTGTAAATATGCGTGGCTGCGAAGTATCTAGGGCGGCAAAGACGCTGATAGCCAAAGGGTATCTCACCGTAGACTTCACGCAAGCTCGCGGTATTAATGGCTCTTATACACTAATAATGGGAGCTACATTGTAGTGGAGCGCAAAGTAGTGAAGACTAAAGAGGGTATGCTTAGTTTAGCTCATGATGCTATGAGGGAGGCTAAAGGAGATAAGTTCGCAGCATATGAAATCATGATGGATAAAAAGTCATTCTGGAGCAGCCTGAACCCTGAGCAGCAGGACTATGTAAGAACCTGCACCTTCATTCAGGAGGCGATCAACACATTCCAGGCTGAGCTTGAGAAACAGCCAGAAGGGGGCGTGATCCCCTTCATCCCCAAACGCGTCAAGGGTTATGGGAAATGATTAACTACACCCTCTGGCCAGAAAGATGAAGCTTTACCTAAAACGTATGCAGGGCGGTATTCTTGTGCCTGACAATGATGAGTCAGCCGAGTACATTGGCAAGTTAAAGCTGGGTGAGGTTATTAGTGCCGAGGGCAAGAAGCCCAGGAACTATAAGTTCCTGAAAAAGTACATGGCGCTAATGCAGCTGGGATTCGACGCATTTGAACCAAGTCAGGAATACAAGGGGCAGTCGGTAGAAAAGAACTTCGATCGGTTCAGGAAAGACATCACGATTCTTTCGGGTTATTACCATCTGGTGCCGAGCGTTAAAGGTGAGCCGAGGGCCGAAGCCGACAGTATCAGTTTCGGCAATATGGACGAAGATACGTTCGCAGGTCTGTACAACAAGACGATTGATACGCTTATCCGATATGTGTTGAAGAACTACACGCATGATGATGTGAACAACGTGGTTAATGAGTTAATGGGGTTTGGATGAACGCCAACAGACGGCAGGTACAGATATGAGTGCGGAAATACTTGACAATGACATGAAAATAACTGTGTGCGACAAGTGCCTTATGGCGTGTTGTTGGCAGGGTGTTTTCTATTGCGATGACTATCGGACAGCCGGGACTACAGAAAAGACAATTTCTGAGCTGAAGACGTTAAAGCTGGAGTCTTCGGATTATTGGTGCAAGGCGAGATCACTATGAGCGGAGAGGACGACATGACAAAGATTACCATCGAATCAGGCGACGAAACAGTATCAGTAAGCCGGGATAGGGACTATCTGAATATCAGCGAAATGCTAGAACTTGTACGGTCAGCCTTGGTTGCTTCCGGTTATCACCCGGACACGGTTGAGCGTGGATTTCTGGAAAAATGATTTTGATGAGCGGAGAGGATGTTTTATGTGCCAAGATCCCGCAAATTATTGCAGAGGATTATGTAAACAGCCCATGAAATCCAGGCAATGCAAGCAATGCGGTGGAGAGATGCGCAAAGGCACTGCTATTGAGCAGACCTATACGTCTGGCCCCCAATACGCTATTGAAGTGGGTTCAAATGTGCGCACAAGATCGCCCGGAGGTCAGGGGAAAATAATCACTGTCATGAAATGTGTTAAATGTGGCTGGAGTGTGACGTGAAGAAGACTCCTAGTAAGGTGACTGTCTGGAAGAAGTGCAGCGAATATAACCGCCGAAAGGATGCAGATGAAAATGGAATGGTGTCTTGCTGCTGTTGCGAGAAGGTACTCCATTGGAAAGATGTTGACGCCGGTCATTTCATACCCAAATCTAGGGGCAAAGGTGTTTATTATCTCCCTGAAAACATATTCGCTCAGTGTCGGGGCTGTAATAGGCCGCATACAAGCTCAGATGCAGAGAGGGTAAAGATCAGCTACACGCTATGGATGATTAGGCGATTCGGGGAAGAGGCGGTTGAACGGCTTCAGAGGCTGTCTAAGCAGGTGCAGCATGACACAGATTTGGTACATTGGAATGAATTTTACACCAAGGCGTTGAAACGATTATGAATATTCTCTACAGGAGCCTGGAAAATGAGAGATAGATTAGCAAAAGATATTCGCCGGTATGCCATACTGTTAACGGCCGGGAAGCCCTGGAACGACTCAGGAGGCCAGCGTAATGGCAAAGCGTGATCCAGTCACTTTGCGCCCGACGGTCTCGGATAAGCCGAGCGGGTATACACCAAAACCTATCAGGCAAACACGCACAGCAGGGGAAGCCATGAACAAGCCGGCAGCAGTAAAGACGGAAGAGAAACCGGAGGTCGACGAGCTATTCGAGCGCGCAGCCACGTTTGCTCGGCAGCGGGGAACGGTCACGCCCAACGCGCTGAAAAAGGAACTTAGGATCGGCGCGGAGCGGGCTAGTAGGCTTGCAGACCAGCTGGAAACCGCTAAGGTCGTTGGCGCAAAGCAGCAAGACGGTACCCGCGCTGCGCTGCAGCCGGAAGAGCCCAACGAGTCAAAAGACGAGCCCCAGCAAGACGGTGCACCGGATTCAAACGAGAAAACCAATAGGCTGAGAGAGTTTTCCGATCAGCACGGCGTCAAAGTCTTGCCAATGGTCGCCAAAGGGCATTATCTCGTCCCCCTGGTTCATGGCACCTATGCCGGGCTGTACATCGTTCTACGAAAGGGTACGGGCAACCCGCGCGATAGAGTCCGTCCGCAGGATGAGCCGCAGCTGGTGCGAGACCTGCGCAGCGAAGGCTATATGGCCAGCGTATGCCTGGGCGTCGATCAGGCCATTGACACGATTAACAAATATCGCCAGATGGAGCGGATGTCGGTCGCATGAATGACCTTATTACTGCCCTGAACCGAATCCGCGACGAGGTTTTTGAATGCTCATTCGTTGAGGTGGTTGCTCTGAGCATGGACCATCCGGCCGTTATGCTGACTATCGGGTGGCCGGATGGTTTCACGTGGAACAATATTGTCGAGAGAAATACCCGTGAAACGGATAAGCAGATCGTTGATCGCGTGATTTATGTGGCGAATAGCCGGCGCGCCCAAGCACAAGGCGCCCCTTGTCGTGACTAAAGGCAAGATCACCCCAAGACAGCAGCAATTACTCGATCAGCGGATGCTTGAGCCGAAGATTAAGGACGCCGCAAATACGATTGGTATGAACTACGATTACGCAAGGCGTCTATTCACAAAAAGCCACATTATTGACGCTTTTAACAAGATGCGTGCCGCGCGGGCGGAAAGAGTCTTGCCGAATCAGGATTATGTGCTCAGAAAGGCAGTGCAATATCTGGAGGCGAACGTTGCTGACTTTCTGGTTACGCCTGACGACGGGATGCCGTACTTCGATTTGAGCCAGGCAACACCTGAGCAGCTGGCGTGCATTGAGTCACTGCAGCTGGATACGGCTGCGGAGGAAGGCGACGAAGACGAGGACGGCAATCAGCGGTACATCGACGTGCGCAAAGTCAAGCTAGGGTTGCCGAAGAAAAAGGATATGTTGGAGCTGATCGGTAAGCACGTGGGGGTTGGCGCCTTCAAGCAGGATGGCGCGCAGGTAAACCTGGTTATCGTGAAAGACTTCACCGGCCGTGAGCGAGAAGATGGCGACCCTTGAATTCAGCATAAAGCCCCAGGGTCAGGTGCTTGAGGATTACTATCTCAGTGACGCTGATGTCAATTTGATCCGTGGGCCGCTTGGTTCCGGCAAGACAATCATGAGCTGCTTTAAGATTTTCCGTCATATGCGCGAGGAATTTGTTGTTGAAAACACCCGGCGCTCGCGGTGGTTTGCGGTGCGAAACACCTATTCAGACCTGTTTGGCACGACCATCAAAGACTGGATGCACATATTCTCCCACCTTGGCAGGTTCAAACAGGGGAGTATGGAGCCGCCTACGCAGTACATTCTCGCGCAGCTGGAGGATGGCACGATGCTGGAGGCCGAAATCATCTTTATCGCGCTGGATCGGCCCGATCACGTGCGTAAGGCCCGAGGCACACAGGCAACCGGCATCTGGTTGAATGAAATCAAGGAGCTGAGTAAGCCTGTTGTCGATATTCTTGATCTGCGTCATGGACGCTTCCCGCTGGAATATGATCCGAAG